ATCAGAGATTGGGAAAATTTAACAGATAATGAAAAATACTTTATCAAAAACGTATTGTCATTTTTCGCGGCTTCTGATGGTATTGTAAATGAAAACTTGGCAGAAAATTTCTACCGAGAAGTACAATATCCTGAAGCTAAATTCTTTTACGGATTCCAGTTGGCGATGGAAAACATTCACTCATTAATGTATTCGTTATTAATTGATACATACATTAATAACCCTAAGGAAAAGGATGAATGCTTCAACGCAATTGATAGACTACCTGCGGTTCAGAAAAAGGCTAAATGGGCTTTGGAATGGATTGAAAAGGCATCGTTTGCGGAAAGATTAGTTGCTTTTGCCGCTGTGGAAGGTATATTTTTTTCAGGATCATTCTGTTCTATTTTCTGGATGAAATCAAGGGGTATCATGCAAGGTTTGTGTAACGCTAACTCATTGATCTTTAAAGATGAAAATTTACATTGTGATTTTGCAATTCACTTATTAAATAACCATTTAGAAAATAAACCTTCTGAAAAAAGAATTAAAGAAATTTTACTTTCGGCATTGGAAATTGAAAAAGAGTTCATTACAGAATCACTTCCAGTTTCTTTAATCGGAATGAATTCAAATTTAATGAAACAATATCTTGAATTTGTGGTTGACGGACTACTTGTTAAGATGGGTTGTAGTAAAGAATTCAATGTGGAACAACCATTCAAGTTTATGGAGCAAATTGCGGTCGAAACTAAAGGTAATTTCTTTGAATCACGAACTATGGAATATCAGAAGGCAAAATTGAATGAAACCATAACATTTACAGACGACTTTTAATTTTTGGAATATGTCATTAAAAATAAATAAACGAGGAGGGGAAAGTGTATCATTTAATCCTCAAAAAATTTACAACAGAGTTAAGAGAGCAGCGAAAGGTTTGAATGTTAACTCTGATGAAATTTTCATTAAAGTTATAACTTCTGTACCAACAGAAGGCGAAGTAACAACAAAAGAACTTGATAAGTTAGTTTATGAGATTGCCGCATCATACACTGGTAGTCACCATGATTACTCGAGATTGGCGGCGAGTGTTGCGATTTCATCGTACCATAAAGAAACAAATGATAGTTTTTCACAAACAATGATGCAACTTTACGAAGATGGAATCATCAATGAAAAGTTGATTGAGACTATTAAAGAGTATGGTGAAGATACAATAGACGCAGCTATTAATCATGAAAATGATTATAACTTTGATTACTTCGCTTGGAGATCATTACAAGAAATGTATTTGTTGAAAAGACCAAATGGTAAAGTAGTTGAAAGACCACAACATATGTATATGAGAGTTGCTCTATGGGTGACTAACAACATTACAGATGCGTTTGAATATTACCAATCGTTGTCAAATCAATTGATTTCGAAGGCGACACCAATCATGATTAATGCGGGAACAAAAGTTCCACAATTAGCTTCGTGTGTTCTTCATTATAATAACTCCGATTCAAGAAAAGGTTTATTAGATACATTAACCGATATCTCAACTTTCTCTTCTGACGCTGCTGGTATTGGATTATCTATGTCTAACATTAGAAGTAAGGAAAGTAGAATCTCAAGTTCAGGTGGTTATGCTGGTGGTCTTTTAAAATATTTAAAAATTGTTAACGAATCGTTGAGATTCTTTAACCAACAAGGTCGTAGACCTGGTAGTGCGGCTATCTATCTTGAACCTTGGCATAAAGATATTTTTGATCTTTTAGACATCAAAAAGAACACAGGTGCCGAAGAGCTAAGAGCTCGTGACTTATTTACCGCACTTTGGATTCCTGATAATTTCATGAGGGCGGTTAGAAACAATGGTAGTTGGTATTTATTCTGTCCTAATGATATCACTAAAGCCGGTTTAAAACCGCTACAGGAATGTTTTGGTGATGAATACGAAGAGGTTTACGATAAAGCGGTTTCTATGGGATTAGGTAAAAAAGTAAAAGCCCAAGACATATGGAGTAAAGTTGTTGAATCTCAAATTGAAACTGGTGTCCCTTACTTATGTTCTAAGGATAACGCAAATAGAAAAACTAACCACCAAAATATCGGAGTAATTAAACAATCTAACTTATGTAACGAGATATACCAATATACTGATGAAGAGACTACAGCAATATGTACATTATCATCAATGGTGTTGAAAAACTTTATTCAAGGAAGTAAATTTGATTTCGAACTTTTATTTAATGAAGTTAGAAAAGTCGTTAGATCACTTAATAAAGTTGTGGACATTAATAACTACTCAACAGAAAAGGGTAGAAAAGGTGGTTTAGAACAAAGAGCAATTGCAATTGGTACTCAAGGTTTAGCAGATGTATTTTATTTGATGGATTATATCTTTACATCTGAAGAAGCTAAAAAATTAAATAAAGATATTTTCGAAACAATATATTATGCCGCAATTTACGAAAGTAATCAGTTATGTATGAACGGTAAATATGAACCTTACTCATTCTTCAACGGATCACCAATGTCTCAAGGAGTATTCCAATTTGATATGTGGGGATTAGATGAAACACAACTTTCAGGAATGTGGGATTGGAACAAACTTAAGAATAGTGTTTCACAATATGGTGTTTGTAATTCATTATTTACAGCACAAATGCCTGTGGCATCTTCAGCTAAGATTACGGGATCATATGAAATGACAGAACCGGCTCATTCGGCAATTTTTAACAGAAGAGTTGTTGGTGGTGAAATCATGATTGTTAACAAATACTTAATTAATGATTTTGAAAAGATTGGAATTTGGTGTGAAGATTTAAAAAATGAAATCATCATAAATGAAGGATCAATTCAAAATATTAACTTTAATAATTATTTAGATCCTGAAGATAAAAATTACAATAAGAAGGTTAAAAGAATTGAACATTTAATCCCTAAGTATAAAACTATTTGGGAGATCTCACAAAGAGAACTTATTGATATGGCGGCTGATAGAGCACCATTTATTGATCAATCACAGTCAATGAATATCTACATGGCAAACCCAACACTATCTAAAATAACATCATCACATTTCCACTCTTGGGAGAAGGGATTAAAAACTTTATGTTACTACGTAAGAACTAAAGCAATATCAACAGGAGCTAAACATTTAGCCTTAGATATGTCTAAACGTGAAAAACCTAAAGTAACTCCTGAACCACCAAAAGTTGACTATTCTCACTTGAACTTACCACCAAGACCTGAGAATTCTGATTTTGAATGTTTTGGATGTTCATCCTAAAATTAAGAATCACTACTTCGGTAGTGATTTTTTTTTACTTAAAAATTCTATAACTTATATTTATATGTGATATGGCAAATGGTATTACATACGGTATAGGGTTTCCCTTCGTTGATTCGTTTACAGGTAGGTATTTAGATGTTACTGAAACTACTGAAGCTGAAATTAGAGGTAATTTAGTTCACTTACTCTTAACGAGAAAAGGTACTAGATATTTTTTACCTGACTTCGGAACAAGATTATATGAATATATATTCGAACCACTTGATGGTCCTACATTTTCAGACATTGAGGCTGAAATTAGAGACACCGTCAGAACTTATATGCCAAACTTACAAGTCACTAATATTGTTGTTGAACCAGCATCTGCCGGACTTGAGGATAAAGGTTATACCGTAAATGAATATGGTGAACGAGAATTTAAAGTTACAAATATTGCCAATTTAGAACACACGGCAAGAATCAAAATTGATTATAAAATCACTGATTCTGCATTCGAATCACAAGATTTTGTTATATTAAATATTTAATGATATATGGCTGAAAAAAAGATATCCTATACGGTCCGAGATTTTCAAGGAGTAAGATCTGAATTAATAAATTTTACAAGAACTTACTATCCTGATTTAGTTCAGAACTTTAACGATGCTGGTATTTTTTCAGTAATGTTAGATCTTAATGCTGCGGTAACAGATAATTTGAATTATCAAATTGATAGAAGTATCCAAGAAACCGTACTTCAATTCGCACAACAAAAAAATTCTGTTTATAATATTGCAAGAACTTATGGGTTAAAAATACCAGGACAAAGACCATCAGTGGCTTTAGTTGATTTCTCAATAACTGTTCCTGCATTTGGTGACAGAGAAGACTTAAGATATTGTGGTATCTTGAGAAGAGGATCTTTGGTGAATGGTGCTGGACAACCTTTTGAAACGGTTTATGACATTGATTTTGCATCACCTATCAATGCCGAAGGATCACCAAACAGATTAAAAATACCAAATTTTGATTCAAGTGGTAAATTGATAAATTATACTGTTGTTAAAAGAGAGGTCGTAGTAAATGGCGTTACTAAAGTATTCAAGAGAACGATCACAGCAAATGATGTAAAACCATATTTGGAATTATTTCTTCCTGAAAAAAATATATTAGGAATAACTAGTGTTTTATTAAAACCTGGTACACAATATTCTACAGTTCCAAACCCACAAGATTTTTTAAGTTTAGGTCCTGAAAGATGGTTTGAAGTCGATGCATTAGTCCAAGACAGAGTATTCGTTGAAGATCCAACTAAAGTTTCGGATCAACCTGGTATTAAAGTTGGAAGATATATTACAACATCTAATAAGTTTATTTCAGAATATACACCACAAGGTTTTTGTAAGATGACTTTTGGTGGTGGTAATATTTCTGCTGAAGAACAGTTAAGAGAATTTGCTCGTGATGGTAAAGGATTTGATTTAAGTAGATATACAAACAACTACGCAATGGGAGCGGCGTTGACACCAAATACAACGTTATTTGTTCAATATAGAATCGGTGGTGGATTGGCTAGTAACGTTGGTCTTAATACTATCAATCAGATTGGAACCGTATCATTTGCGGTTAATGGTCCTTCTGATTCAGTTAATAGAAGTGTTATTAATAGTTTACAGTGTAATAACGTAACTGCGGCAATTGGTGGGGCTAATTTACCAACAACAGAAGACGTTAGAAACATGGTATCATTTAATTTTGCCGCTCAGAATAGAGCGGTAACTGTTAATGATTATAATTCACTAATAAGAACGATGCCATCTCAATATGGAGCACCTGCGAAAGTTGCCATTACGGAAGAAAATAATAAAATTAGAATCAAAATGTTGTCATACGATACTAATGGTAGTTTATCTAATGTAGTATCGAATACTTTAAAACAAAATATCGCAAATTATTTATCTAACTATAGAATGATAAATGATTATATTTCTATTGAAGCTGCCGAAACAATTGATTTAGCAGTCACTGTTGATGTGGTGTTAGATAATAGTCAAAATCAAGGGGCGATTATTTCAAAAACAATTGAAATCGTTAGTAACTACTTCAATCCATTAGTGATACAGTTAGGTCAAAACGTAAATATATCTGAACTTAGAAGATTAATACAAGCCGAAAATGGTATAGTTAGTATTTCTGATATTTCCTTCTTTAACCAAGTTGGGGGTCAATACTCTTCATCTCAAACATCTATGCCTTATTCAGATCCTGTAACAAGACAAATACAACCTACGGCCGATACTCTTTTTGCAACCCCAACACAAATCTATCAAATTAGATTCCCAAACAAAGACATTAATGTTAGAGTGTTGAACTTAAAATCTGTTAATTTCTCGTAGAGATTTATTTTTTTTCAAAAGGGACTATTTTTCTATGAAAATAGGAAATAAACTATTTATGAAAAAACGATTTTTTTAATGCCAAAATCATACAGAATAAGAACCGAAGTTGGTG